TTGCACGCCATAATGGTATACACCCTCACCAGTTCCTAATGCAGTAGCAGAGCCCCCAGCGTGCGTGCCGTCTTGGGTTGTAGAAAAATTAAACGGATGAGTAGAATTTGTTGAGTCCGATAAATCAAACTTGTAGATTTTCATCCCTGTGGGATTTACTCCACAGTCATCATGATAATAAAAATTTTCGGCAACATCTTGCGCCCAACCAACTATACCAGAACCACTAAAAAAGAATTCATTTTGGCCAAGGCCAGCGCCGTTGTCAGCTACTTTTACATAATATGTTACATGTGGGTCAGGCATTTTAGCAGTATCCGTAGAAGTATCCAGTTTCGGTTAAGTTCACGATCTCTCCAGTGTTAAAATACGAAGGATCACCAGTAGTGCAGTAGCTTCTGTTATCGTTTATTTCACCACTAATTAAATTATTAACGGCACTCACTGTTTGTCCAGAAAAAGTTAAACTCGTAGAGTCAGTAGGAGAGCCTGTAACAATCGCAAATCCACTTGTTAAAGAATGCTCGCCATTCCATCCAGCAGGATAAAGCTGCTGCATACCAGAGTAATGTATAGCATACCAAGTATTTCCAAAGCTTAAGTTAGTAAGCTCTGAAGAGGGAAACGGGAAAGAAATGCCGCTAGAAAAGCTATAACTTTCAAGGTTGTCAATTATTCCAGTGGAAGTGGAAATTAAATTGTATCCAGAATATGCGCCAGTTGAGTCAAGCATGGCGTTTATTGCTGCGGTATTGTCTGCGGCAACATAACCGCTAGAAGAAACAGTTACAGCCTCTCCGCTGCTTGTCGAACCTATAACACCAGAAGTAACTCCACCATCTAAAGCCTGACAGCTTAAATCTGTAGTAGCGATATAACCTGAGTAGCTTGCTAGATTGTTGTTTCTTAATTGAGTTATTAAAGGCAGTAGCAACGGGTTGCCCACAACTTCACCAGTATATGTTCCAGCAGATGTAAAGCTATTGTTTTCAGTAATTAAACCAGTTACCTCGGAAATTATGTTGCAAACTCTTGGGCCTACCTTGTATGACGTGCTTGGGTTATAGGCTCCATATAGTCCTTGAGTATATATACCGCTATTAAATTTATTATAAGCGTTTGTTGTCGCTGCGCTTTGAGATAACCCAAAGCCTTTTATAGTATATTCGGATTGAACTGTTTGAGTAATATTTGAATCTTTAGTGAGGTCAAATGCTACTCCCCCAGCGGTTATATTGCCTCCCGAAAATTCTAAACATATTCTGTCGGCATCACCTGTCGTTAAAAGTTGGTAATTTTTAGTGTTTAAAAGAGAACTAAAACCCCCACTTGATAGCTCACCAAGATATTTTATTCCACTTGTTATGAAAGTTTCGTAATCGAATGAGTGGCTAATGTTATCTAGTATTTGTACAAAATTTTCTCCTGTTACTGACACCCCGCTTTTTGAAGCAACAACATCATGAAGACCCGTTTCTAGCCCAGTTACAGGAGTTATCACTTGGCCGCTTGTGCCCGTAAAAGATACAGGAAATACTTCTACTGCGTGTTTGGACACAAATTTAAAACTATCTAAGTCGCTTAATCCAGAGCCTCTTATTGCTATGTTGTCTGTGGCCCCTTTGTTTTTGGTATATTTTTGATTTGGAAACAAGAAAAGCTGTTGGGTTTGATCCGAGCCACTGACTTCTCCAGAAGTAAAATACTTGGTGTCGCTTATTTCAAGAAGCCCAGAGTATAAATCAAAATATAAAAAGTCTTCGTAATTTCCAACAGGAATACTCGCATTTATTAAAGTATTACTCGCGCCAGTGAAGTTAAGGTTTATACCAGTACCTAATCTTATTCCACTGACAGAAGATAAAGCATTACCTAATATTTGAATATCTCCGCCACCACTATTGACAGCAGTAAAACTGTTTATTCTTGAAATAGGTACAAAATTTTCTGTGGTTTGACTTTGTATGCCAGACTCATTGCATGTAACCGTAACAGAAGCCTGTTTTACATTTAGATTCCCAGTGTACTCCACGGTGGCAAACGCAACAAAATTATCTGAGCCGCCCAAAGCTGAAGCCGTTACGCTACCAAGCCTAGTTTGAGAAACGGTATATTCGCCAATCGTAAATCCAGTAGGCCCGCCGCAATAACCGCTTTCATGCCCGCTTGTAACAATACCAGAAGCTTGAGCCAAAGAGTTTCCTGTTGCGGTGATAACACAAACACCAGAAGCACTATTGTAGTCTGTGAAAGTTACAGCGCCAGTCGCACAACCAGAAAGAGCAGTGCCAAAAAATCCACTAGTGTTTATGACGCCACTAAGAGCATCGTAAGCTCCAGCTTCTCCATTGCCTGTGGCAGTAATGTCAAAGGTTTCAATGTCATTTTGTTTTTGAAAAGTTACTTTTCCGTAGCTAGCTGTCTGGGGAACGACTGCATCTAAAACCGTTTGCGATATCTTACTAAAGTTTGCTTGGCCGTCACCAAATTTAACCCCAGTCACAGAATTAGCGCCAGTTACTTGGAACTGTATCGTGTCTCCTATGTTTCCGCTTACTGGCATTAAGGTATGTCGATTTGACTAACTACTGTTACGTTAGATGAAGATACTTCACCGTAAGGCGTAATAACTTTTACTGGACCGCTTTTTGCAAATCTTTTACTTTTATTTGCGTTGAGCTTCTTTCTCTAAAATCGTTAGTTCTAATTGTGTTATTAAAATATACTGCGGTTGCTTGATCTAAGTTAGAGCCTTGTATCGTTAAAATCTGAAGAGCATTTACTGGGCCTGGCGCTGTATTGGTAATTGTAGGAGCAGAGCCGTAGCCATTTTCTTCAATGTCTAAAGTTGAAACTACTTTTTCTCCAAAGCTTATGCTAATTTCTTTACTTTGTAATGTGCCATTTACACTCCATAATGTAGATTGACCTCTTATGCCAATGTCTACAGAAATTTGTTTGCCAGTATAAGGAATCGCTTCAACTATGTTGTAAGTTTCCAAAGACAAAGATTTAATTTTCTCACCATATCTCTGCTCAACTGGGGCCACTCCACTTATGTTATATACAGGCGTAAAAGAATGAGATTCGTTGTAAGAAACGCCAGCTACCTTACTGGTGACATCCATGCCCTCTAAAGAAATAGTTAAGTCAGACATTTTATACCAATCCCAGTTTTGATCTGGCAGGATAGTGGGTGAGAATGTCCCAGCGAGGTCTTCGTAAAAATTGAAATTTGCGCTTACTTGTAAAATACCATGAGGACTAGCCTTCCAACTGTATGAATTAAGATATCCAGATTGAATGGTCATGCCGCCCATGTCTATGCTAAAAACGTTTTGGCCTGGCTTGGCGTCAGCCATATAAAAGGGGTCTCCGCTGTTTGCGTCTACATAATAACTCAAGCTTAGAGAGCCATTTTGCCCGTTTGCGGCTAAATAACTGTCTCCGCCAATACGGTTGATTTGAGTAGACTTGACAAGTTCGTTGGAAAACGACAAAGAAGCAGAATTAGCCAAAATCCCGCTACCGTTAACCTTTAGGCTGATATTATTATAATTATAGTAATCTGCCATTACCCTTGTACCTTTATCCTACATATTTACACCAAGATTTTTTATTTTTTATCGCTAAAACGTGTAAAATAAAGTAAGGAAAAAGGATATGGGTTCTATATATGAAATATCAAGCTGGACTGGGGGTACGGCTTCTAAAAATGAAGTTTACCTTAACAATGGCAATCACTTCTATAGTTTAGAGGACTCAAACACTCAAACACCAGCCGTGGGCGCATTAAAATGGGGCGGGGTAACGACTTTTGACAATAAAGAGGTTCCTCACTTCTTTTGGATTCCCAGTTACTCCCCAACAATCTCCACGGAGCCAGCAGTCAGAACTCTTAAGTTCGGAGACGGGTACGAGCAAAGAAGCCCAGACGGTATCAACACTAACCTTCTTAAAGTTTCCTTAACTTACGACAATAGAGACGAAGCGGAAACCACGGCAATCTCTCACTTCTTGCATGAAAGAGGTGGCTCAGAGGCATTCGCATATTTGCCGCCTTCTCCTTATTCCTCAATGAAAAAATTTGTTTGCAGGCGATGGGACGTTACAATGAACTTTGATAACAATTATTCCATCAAAGTAGATTTGGACGAGGTAGTGGAATAAAATGGACACATCCAACGCACAAAAGTCTTTAAAAAAGGTAACAAGGGACGCATCTTCGCTGAACCCTACAGCGATACTGTCTTTATTTGAGATCGATATCACTGACCTTCTAAAAAACAATGAAAGAAGCCTGTTTATTGAAGGTGATGGTGGCAGCGCGTACAGAAACCCTGCTACTGGTAAAACTGTATTAAGATTTCATAACAACATTAAGTTGTTTAGGAGCTCTATTTTCTTCAACTCTCAAGAGTATTTAGCCGCGCCAATTCAAATTGATGGCTACGAGATAAGT